GCTCAGGGCCAGCAGTTCAACCTGATGGAGGGCAATAATATCTTTGGCTCGTTCCGGTGGGTGAAGAATAATGCAGATTATGCGTTCTGGATAGGCGGTACTGAAGGCAGCACGGCTACCACTTCTATAACTAGAGGCGGTAAGCTGACAGCAAAGGATGCCGTGATTACAGGAACGATTAATGCGACTTCAGGTCAGATTGGCGGATTGAAAATTACGGATGCGGGTCTGAGTATCGGTTCGTATTCTAGTGATGCTAAAGGTTGGGAACTCAAGAATGGAACAATGTTAGAACATAGTTCGCTTTGGCTGGCCCGTACTAATTCCTGTGTCAGAGAAGTAGCAGCAGGTAGGGCTGCTGATTTGTCGCCAGTTATAAACTCTGATGGTACAGTTTATCACAGAAATCAAAGAGCCTGCGATATGTATGGCTCTGCTTTAGAGGGGTATGCCAATAATAATACGGTGATCATCCGTAAATATAGTCTCTACGATTATGGTACCGGAGATTATCAGGCTGTACGTGATTATAGTGACCCTTCTGCTGCGGCACTCAACGTTGATACTGACGGAGGTATCGGAATCCGAAGTATTGGCGGTAACCTGCTTGGATGTATTGCGCAGAATGTTTTATCAATGTCGGCTGCAGGCAATGTACAGCAGAATGCCATCAATAACAACAGAGTAGGCATTATTCTTATGACTAACAGTAGCGCGGTGGATATAAAGTTGCCGAAATACCCTATGACGGGGCAGATGCTCATTGTTATACAGGGTAATAGCAGGATATATTTCGACCCTGTTGTTTCAGGCAGAAGGCTATATTGCTGCGGCAAGATACATACAACCTCAGATAAGTTTTATTCTGATGATGTCGGGCAGTTTAATATTCTGATCTGGGATGGATATAATTGGCAGTTGCAGTATATATATCATTAACAAAACATAAGAATATGAAGATAAATCTGGAAAGAGTAGAGGTCTTTACTGACCTCAGTAAGACACAATGCGCAGTAATGGATATGCGCAAGGAGATAGCTAACGTCATCTATGAGCGCGGGCAGGGATTAGCCTGCTCCGTGCTCGCCCATAAACTCTACGAAACGCAGGGCGAGGTGGAGATTGACGATAGCGAGAAGGAAATCATCAGTCGTGTAGCCGAGCAACTGCTTACTCCGGCTGCATGCGAGGGAGTTATGAAGCAGATAAAACCAGAATAGTATTATGGCAGCAGTAAACATCAACGACGTAGCCAGCCAGCTGAATACGGCATCTCGCCTTGTGGTGAGTACCGACTTCTTCTGGATCTACATGGCTAACGGCTCGCAGGTTAAGATACCTGCCGAGTTCGCAAGGGCTTACCTGACCGCAGGTATTAAGCCAGTAATCAATAACAACGGCCATTGGGAGATAGGCGGCGAAGATCTCGGTGTCGTAGCCGAGGGAAAGACCCCTCAGTTTCGTGGCGGCACGATGGGTATCGAGGTGAGCTATGATAATGGCAAAACGTGGTCTCAGGTAGTAGCCTATACCGATATAGACCCAGACCTGGAAGCTCTTGCCGCGGCTTATACCAAGGTAACGCAGGGCGAAGCTGACCGAGTGAAGGCTGAAAGTACTCGTAATAGCAACGAAGCCGCACGTCAGAACGCCGAAACTACTCGCAATAATAACGAGACGGCACGCAAGACGGCAGAAACCAAGCGACAGCAGGATACCTCCGCCGCCATTACCAACTCAAAGACGCAGACCGACCTCGCTAAGGAAATGAACGATCATCCACCCAAAATGGGAAGCAACGGAAACTGGTGGCAATGGGACCTCTCCAAGCATGAATATGTCGATACGGGTGTCATTGCTCGAGGCGGCGCTATGTATCCGTCATTCCGCCAGCATCGTAACAAGTTACTTATGATTGATTACGGAAGCCATGTCGCAGAGCATGTTGTCAAGCGTAGAAACAAGTTAGTCATTAAAGTTTAATAAATATATGGCAGATAATACAAATATCATTGTTGTTGGTAATGTCGCCTTCACCGATCAAGGTACCTGGAAGTCGGACTACTCATATGAAGAGGATGGACAGACTGTTAGGGGCTACGATGAAGGGGATATAGTTCATACATCTACAGGAGTCTATGCGTCACTGGAGGATGGTAACACAACAACTCCTTCGGATACAAACCCCAAATGGCGCAGATGGCTCGATAAGACACCAACCATCAAGGCACAGAGTGCAGCCGACGATGCCAACAAGGCAGCAAATCTCGCTCAGAGTGCAGCTAATACTGCACAAGAGCAGGCTACAGCTGCAGCAGCACAAGCAGCTCTAGCTGAGACAAAGGCTACAGAGGCAGATGCTGCCGCCAAACGAGCCGATGCCAAGATTGCACAGATGGATGGATTGGCAGGTCAGATAGCCACAGGCTTCATCGCACCATCGCGTATGAACCTGACCTATCTCCCGGAGATAAGCCTACGCAACAAGGTGGCACAGCGCATCACAGCCCAACTCATACCGAGCTACCTCCCTCAGAGCGTGCTCTTCCAGCGTGCCGAGGGCGACTCGCTGGTGGCAGACCCAAGCGGCAACCTCATCGTCAAGGGCGAGGGCACGACCAAGTTCTGGGTCATCCCCACAGCCAACACACCGCTTTGGCAAGAGGTGAGCATCACTATACACCAGCCACGCCTTCGCCTGTCGGCATCGGGAAAGCTACGCAAGGTGGGCTCATCATTACGCATCATTTAAATCACATTGTTTAATCAATTAAATACAGTTTAATTATGGCATTAACATCAGAAGAAGAGGCTAAAGTCAAGGCTATCATCGCAGCCTTCGACGGGGCGCAGCAGGTGGCAGACCTCCCTGCTGCCGACACTTCCTCGACAGACAAACAGATTGAGGTCTACGATAGAAAGACGGGCACGGCACAGCAGATGTCGCTCAAAGACGCTGTAGATATGGGACAGAATCTTTGGTGCGGGCGTGTCTGGAATCTAGACAACGCAACCCCTCAGGCAGCAACCTATGTGGGATCGCTTGAGCTCTTGAGAGAGCTGCCAATTCAGCTTGGTCTCGGTTGCTACCTGGTCAAGAATGACCATAGCCGCCGAAAACTCGACTCCAAAGATCATCACAAATATGCCACAGGAGAGGCTGCAAAGTTAGACGGATCAGAGGGACATTACCAGTGGGGATGGAACCGTAAGTTCTATCTGGTATTCAAGACCGTAGGCCGCTTGTTCTATATGAAGGTTGGACTTACTCCAATCAAAGGTGAATATAACTACACAATCCCTATCGGATCACGTTCTGCCTCTGGCCATGCCACTTTAGAGCGCAGCACAGGTCGTCTGGTTAGCTTCCTTAATACAGGCGCAGACTACAGAGGTGGCAATAACGATGCCACCCTCGACAACACCAACCGCTCGTTCCTCGGCAAGCCAGCCTGCAACCAAAACACAGAGTACTGGCGAGCTGCGGCCAGAAAGAACGGCACGGGGTGGCTCTGTTCCTCGATGCGCCACTTCGCCGTGACCGCTGCGCTCTTCGGGGTTATCTTCGGCACCCACTACGCACAGGCGGCAGTCAACACAGAGCGAGATGCAAACGGACTCTATCAGGGTGGTCTTGGTCCTGGCGTGACACAAAAAGGCTGGAGTGCGTGGAATAGCTACAACGGCTGCCGCCCGCTCGTCCCGATGGATGCCGGTCTCGACCTGGGCGATAGCTGCGGAGAGACTACCGTCAATATACTCAACGATGACGGCTCTACCTGGTATGCGGCCAAGGTCAACTCCTTCTTCGGCCTTAAAAACTCTTACGGTCATCTCTGGTATCATATGGATGATGAGTTCGTAAGGGTCAACGAAGATACGACAGTCACCCACCTTGTAGCACCTTCCATCTATGGTTCATGGACTGTCGGTAATGCCACAGGAATGATTGCCTACAGCACATCCATCAAAAAAGGCGAAGGCTGGGCAACCATGCTCTCCATGGACAACCTGGAGAATTTTCCAACGGCCGTCGGAGGCAGCCAGACTACCTACTGGTGTGCTTATTATTGGAATACGTCCGGCGCAACAAGCGGTTTCCGTCTCTGCCTTCGTGGTGGTAGTGTTAGCAATGGTGGTCAATGCGGTCTTTCGGCGCTCAGCGTTAGCGATGATGTCTCGCATGCCAGCGTGAGCTACGGCGCCGCTCTCTGCGAAGCAGTAGAGGAGTGGCCAGTCGAACCAGTGTACGTGGCGGCCTAAAGATTTCATGAGTTTGCTGGGTGTACATAAGATTACTGGGTGTACATAAGAGACCTGAGTACACACGGCGAAGCCGAAGCACCCAGCGAGCTCTGCTCGCTTCAATAACCGCCTTTGGCGGTCGGCGATAAAAAATTTTAGAAAAAAGTTCTTTGACATACTTCCATACCGATTATTTTTAGTATCTTTGCAGCGGTATTCATAATAATACCAGGTTGTGACCCTAGGTGCTGGTTTCCGTCTCTGCCTTCGTGGTGGTAGTGTTAACAATGGTGGTCAATGCGGTCTTTCGACGCTCAACGATAACGATGATGTCTCGAATGCCAACGTGAACTACGGCGCCGCTCTCAACTTTAACATATCTCAATACGGGGTGTTTGCTCTCCGTTCGAGACAACAGGGTCAGACCTCGCCCCATGGCGAAACATACACATAGTTCATCTAGCTGGTAGATGATGACAATAGGGTCATCCGGTCGAAGGTTATAGGATAAAAAATAGCAGACAACAGACATTACACAGTTTCACACAATTACACAGACATTACACCGCTTATGAAAAGATTTGGTAACATTTCTCCACAAGTCGAGACAAATGACAACTTTCGTCGGGCTTTCTATAATTATGCCCGACAAAAGATGTCTCGCAGGGGTGTGCAGGAATTTGATGCCAATCTAGATCATAACATAGAGCGTATGCTTGAAGCATACGCAGCCCAGACTTGGCATACATCAGGGTATGTATCTAAGGATATAGAATACCCGAAGCATCGCCAGCTTAACAAGTTGCCAGTCATAGATCATGTCATGCAACACGCAGCCCTCAATCCTGTAGAGGATGATATACGTAACACCATCTACTACCATTGCCCTGCAGGCTCTAAGGGCAAGGGCACTCATTATTTCTACAATCTTATTAAGAGAGATATATTCAACTCTCCACAGCAAGATACATTTTATTGCCTTCCTATTGATATTCACCACTATTTTCAGTGTATAGATCACAACTTGCTCAAGAGTGAATATCGCCGCAAGATTAAAGACAGAAAACTCCTCTCCTTTATAGATGAGATAGTTGACTCGTTCAACCCAGGAATCGTACTTGGAGTAAAACTAGCCCAGCTACTGGGTCAGCTCTTTCTCTCCCGGTTCGACTATCTGGCACTCAGATGCTTCGATATCATCGACGACCCTGAAAAATTCCACTATTGGCAAGCTCGCTATGTGAGCGACATGCTTGTTACCTGTCGCACTCAGCAACAGGCTCAACTACTATGTGAGGGGGTCAGCTTTCTTAATGAGCGTTTCGAAAAGTTCTGCCGTCATGGGCTCCGTCATTATTATCGTTTCATGGATAACATCTATATTCTCCATGAAGACAAAGTTTTCCTGCGTCTGATGGCGGAGTTAGCTGTCATGCACCTAGCTCGTGATTGGCATCTCTCAATAAACAAGTCGTGGGGAATCCATCGAACTTGCGATGGTATAGATTTTTGTGGACAGGTCATCTATGCCGACCATGCGCTCTTGCGAAAACGGTTTAAACATGATCTCTGCAAGCAGGTGGCTAATCTTCGCAAACATGGGTTTACACAGAGACAAATAGAACTCAAGGCAGCTTCACGCCTTGGGTTAGGAATTCACGCCAATTCAAAAAACTTATATAAAAAAATCGGTATGGAAAGATTCGGAAAACTCGTTAAGGCTCGCAAATCTCGTGTGCCTTTCGAGGGAATGGAAAAATCACAGCAGCAATCCATCGAGGACATTATCTGCCGTGAGGGTCAGGATGAGAACAAATTTCTCATCCAGGTGATTGATTACAAGGTTGACGACTCTGTCATAGAAAAAGAGGTCGTACAGGTAGAAGAGACCGCTGCCGATGGCAGCACTCATATGGTCAGCAAAGAGATACCTAAGAAGCGTCTATCACTTCGCTATCGTATCATCGACCATTTTGAGGGAGAAAGCGAGGTCTGGCAAGCGGTAGAGCACTATCTATATACAGGTTCCAAGATTCTCATAGATCAAGCCCAAAATGACTTCTGTCGTGATGAACTTCCATTCTCCACCGTTGTCGCAGAACTGCATAACAAGTTTAAAAAGAAGTTCTATAAATTTACTTAACGATGAAAAAGGTATATTTATCTCGCAAAAGTTACGTCAGATTTGACGATGACCATTTCCTGCTTTACATTGGTGAGCAGAAAGTAGAAAACTATCATCCCGAGACTTCCGGTACTTCAGATACAAAATCTGAAGCTTCAGATTCGGGTAAAACCGCCTTCAGTTACGAAGGTGATGAAGCCGATGGTTCTACCAAGATTAAGGCAAAGTCTGCTACTTACAGTGATTTCACGGCAGGTTTGGTACGAACCAAATACAGCCAGAATCAGGTAGAGGCAATCTTGGCCAATCGAGGAGATGGAGATAAGAGCCACGAAGCAGAGTTCGATGCTTATCAGGCCTGGAGAATACAAGCCAAGCAGATAGCCCAAGAAGTTCTTGCAAGAGAACTCTAAACGTATCATAATACGAGATCGGGCTGAGGAAGCAGGTTTCTTTGATGTTTTTACATCATATGCTAGTGTTTATTTGTTGGTTTTCTAATATAATAGCGTTAGAATAGGAAAAGAAATCCGTTCTAACGCTATTTGAGTATGGTTCAGGAGGACATCTATAACGAAGACGCTTCGTTTTGCGTTTCGGAACATTTCGTTTTGTGAAACGGTAACATTTCGTTTTGCGGATTATACTTGAAACTCTTCAAGTCACCAAAGTAATGGTCATCGATGATACTTACCAAACCATATAATTCCTCAATATTATTCTGAAGCGGAGTGGCGGTAAGGAGGAGTTTATGACTATCAGAAAAAGCTGATTTCAGACGGGAAGCCATCGAAGGGGTTGACTTATAAACATTGCGCAGTTTATGAGCCTCATCATAAACCACCAGGTCCCAATGAGTGCGCGACAAGATTTCGGCTTGTCTGGAAGCAAACTGATAAGAGCAGATATAGATTTGCTTGCCATCGGAAAGATGGTCTAAAGAAATCCCCTTTTTCTTTTCGAGAATAAAAGAATCCAGAAAGAACTTTTCCTCCAGCTCCATGCTCCACTGTCTGCGAAGGGTAGCTGGAGCAACGATGAGGATACGACGCTTACGTTCAGCCCAAAACTGGCTGATAACAATACCAGCCTCTATTGTTTTTCCCAATCCCACCTCATCGGCAAGGATAACACCTTTCGAGAAAGGAGACTGGAATGCAAAAAGAGCCGCCATCACCTGATGGGGGTTCAGATCGACACGTGCCTCCGACAAGACACCCGTCAACTTATCATCATCTGCACCGCCCCTATTACGTGACAACTGCCAGGCATAATACAAGAGCTGCGCAGATGAATAAGGGATTTCCTGTTTCATCGTCGCTATAGAAAAAATGAGCGTTGAACTTTATTCTGGAAGTACGAGCCACATGCAAAAAAATACCTGAGAGCATGATACAAAAGAAGCGTGAGCTTCACTTATCATACTCTCAGGCATTTGGCGTGGCCCTCCCAACAGATAAGTTCAGCCCACGCTATAGCGCAGGCATTCACTTTTCTATTGTTGGGATACGTCTTTAAATCGCCAAATTTCGAGAGTATTCCGAATATCGTAAACGCTTTGTATATTAATATGTTATATGTCTAAAGTTTATTCTTTCTGTTTCTTATTATTCTATTTTATTTGTTCAACTTATGTTACAAGGGAGCAGCCGCCTGCGGCAACCTCTCCCCTTTCGAGGGCAAAGTTACAAAAAATAAATGAAATTTGCAACTTAATACCTCAAAATATCTTTTATCGAGTAAATTTTACTTGAAGCATCAAAGGAGAAATACTGGTCCCATAATCATATAATCCTCTCTCTGCTTCTTGCTCAGACTCTTAATGAATCTATACGACACATATCAAATCAGCTGAAGATAACTTATAGCCTTCTCTGTACCGAAAAAATACTGGCGATTCAGCTTTCTGTAGGTCAACTCTTTTGCCAGTTGCTCTAAAGTCATTCCTCCATACAAATATCTTTCCAACTGAAAAGCGACACCATCATCAGCAACGGGACCTACCACTATATCATAGTCATGAACAAATTTTTCCTTACTTCTTTTACGGTTAGCTAAGATAAATTTTGCCCATTCTATTGATGGACTATCAAAAGTCAACACTTTCAGACTTCCATCAATCAACAGTTTCTCGTCAAACAAGAATTTTGTTACGACAGGAGAACCTGAGCCAACAATACGAGTTCGCTTGATTGCCATCTCCATTGCCTGCGGAAAAATATCCGTCAGATAAAAACCTTGTCCAAAATCCTTATAAGGCTTACACTTAGTAAAATCAATCTTGTCTATAAACAGATTGGATCCATGATACAACTCTATCATACCAATGCCCCTCCATGCCTATGGCAAATGACTGACAAATCATCCACTGCATCATCTAAAGAAAGAAGATGCTCCGCTCCATAACATTCATACAAAAAATCCAATCCCTTATGCCTTTTCAGATAAGCATAGGATTGCTTCAAAGATATGCCAAACCGCTGTGCAAATTGGCTCACACAATATATAATGTAATAAGTCTTATTTTCTAATTCCATAATTCTCAACCTACCTTTCCATATTTAATTTCCTCCTTCAGCAACTCATAGTTGTAGCCAGAACTCTGATAATATAGCCCTGTCTCTAAATCCTGAAGTTTCTCGAATAATTCTGAATTATAAACACAATCTAAAGCTTCTTCAAGAGAATACTTGAAGTCTTCCATCAGCCACATTGCCATATCTTTGATACGGGCATTAATCAATATGCCTATCTGTCCGGCTGAAAGTTTTGTTTGTCCTTCCATAATTATATATTTTTCTTTTGTGGGCAAATTTACAAAGAAATATCGAGAATACCACATATTTTATATATAAAAGTTTGGAGAATACAAAGAAAACTTGTAATTTTGCCTGAAAGAATGGATTTTTAGTGACACGAACAAAATAAACAGAAGAAATCATGATAAACGACAGAAGACAACTGGCTGACGTGTATCAGCAAACTATAGATATTGTACTGGAGGGACATTACACATCTGAGAATGGGGAGAAAGTGAAACTGCCCGACAACACGAAGATGCTGAAGGGAAGCAGATTCTATACCAAGCCACTGGATGCTTCAAACATACCTACCCTTGCAGATAGTTCCACCAAGATTATCGTGAAGAATGACGACAGCATTCATTGCGGTCATCTGTTGCAACAGGAAGGATACAATCCCGTGGTTCTCAACCTGGCAAGCCGTCGCAACCCGGGCGGTGGAGTGAAGAACGGAAGCCGGGCTCAGGAGGAGAGCCTCTTCCGCAGCACCAACCTCTTTCTCTCTATGTATCGTTATGCAGAATATGCCGAGGATTACAGTTTGGAAAAAAGCAAGTTCCAATATCCGATGCCTGTGAGATTCGGAGGCATCTATGTGCCAGATGCTACCGTGTTCAGAGCTGGAGCTAAGGATGACTTCGCCTTGCTCGATACTCCTTATTATATGTCGTTCGTGGCAGTAGCTGCCATCAATCATCCTGATTTAGATAGAGATGGGAACATCTGCGAAGAAGATGCCGCACTGACGAAAAACAAAATGAGGACGATGCTGCGCATCGGTTTGCTGAACGGACACGACAGCATCGTACTCGGTGCATTCGGTTGCGGCGCCTTCCACAATCCTCCGAAACATATCGCAAGACTGTTTCACGAAGTCATCGACGAGAAGGAGTTCAAGGACAAGTACAAGCTCATCGCCTTCGCCATCCTTGAAGACCATAACTCGCCAAGAGGTGGAAACCTGCAACCCTTCATCGAGGAATTCAAGTCATAAACTCCCACAGATTTGGCTTTCCCTTCGGCCGCCGATTTTCAATTCACAGATTCACACAGATGGGGCTTGATTAGCAGTAATCAATGCCTCGTTTCTCACACTCTCCTCGCAGGGCGGCAAGGAAGTAGCTGCGCTCGCTGCCCCAACCACGAACCTTGCGCTCATGATCTATGGTCTGCTTCAAACGCTCATCGCTGTATGTGGCAAAGCGGGCTGCATACTCTGAAATTCTTGACTCGGCATAACCTGCACCAACAGTTGATGACTCGGCATTAACTGCCTTAATTGTTGAAGACTCGGCATTAGCTGCCATTACATTCTCATTGTTCTTTAAATCTGAATTTGGATTCATAAAGATAATTATTTTAAGTTGTTAAACACTTACACATTCTTTTACCACCGTGGTTATCTCTATGCGAAACTCGGTTGGTGTGCCACAACTGGGCAACTCTTAATGCTTGATTTCGGGTGCAAAAGTACATCATTATTCTGAAACCACCAAATTTATTCGAGATTATTTTTCTTGTTTCTTTCCTTCTTCTAAAGAAGAAGTTTTTTCGGGGTAGCAGATAGTAAGGAAGAGAAATCCTTTAATGGTTAAACTTTCCTATATTTGCATTATAATAGTATTATAATAATAAAATTATAATTACCTTTGTAAATTGACAATCAGAAAGATACAAACAATTGAAATATAAAAACAAAGAATGATATGATACAGCAAGTAGAATTTTCATTGCGTCCGCTTCCTCGCGGCTTTCACCTCGTAACCAATGAGGTGATGAGGAACCTGCCAGCGCTGCCTAAGACGGGGATTCTGAATCTCTTCGTAAGACATACCAGTTGCGGATTGTCGCTGAACGAGAACTTCGACCCAGATGTGAGACATGACTTGAAGGGTATCTTCGAAAGACTGGTTCCGGATGGCGACCCAAGATACC